CTGAGTCGCCATTACACCGCCACCACAGGATCATTGCGAACGCACATAAACATTGCGGTCATTCGGTCATCAGCTTCTCGCACATTGTCAATTCGCCAATCAAAACCACGCCAGGTAATTGAATACGCATTTTGATTGTCAACAATCGTTTTGATGTTTGGAGTGTAATTTAATGTGAATTCCACAATGTCAGAGTACACCCGATACTTATCTGTAATCTTTACATGGTTGGCAACAGAATGAACACGACCACGGGTTGTAAACCATACAGTTTGGGCAGTACTTTGCTCGCCAAAAGTTGATTTACCAAAGGCAAGATTGTTGACACTTAGATTTTCAAACCGTGCAATTGCCATTTACATCACCAGCGGCTTATATGGCCGAAGCAAAGTTGAAACACCAAAAGGAATGTTGTTTAATTTGCGTTCAGTGGTGTCGCTACGATTGTTGTACAAATGAGTCAACAACAAAAGCCCAGCCTGTTTGATGACAGGATAAGCGGCCAAAGGATTGGCCACTGTAGCGTAATCAATGTAAATTGGTGCAGTCATGCTTGAGTTGATGCTTGTTGGCAAACTCAAAACAATTAATTTATTGCCAGAAACGTCATAGTAATATTGCGAAGATGAAACAGTCACCGAAGTGGCTGGGAAATCATCATTCCAATATTTCAATGAAGTAATCGTGACGCCAGCCAAGGCTGGGTTTGCATTCTGACTGACTTCTGGCAAATCAAGGCTTACGGGGGCGGCTGCAAGACTCTCTGTGCCGTACCAGACGCGATAGGACACTGGGAAGATAGACATGCCTAGATAATCTTCAATCGCTTGCCTAACGGCCAATTCCAGGCCGTCCAGATAGGTATCCTGGCTAGTGTCACCAAACAAGTTCAATTGATTGGTGATTTGCGCCTCGGTCAACCAGGCAGTAGAGTTGTCACGCCCGATCTGTTCAACTTTTGAATAGTTGAACGGGTTGCGAGTAGCTGCCCCAAAGGGCAAGCCAGAAACTAAAACGTCAGCAGCCATTGTTTAAGTCTCAATTAGACGAACGCCAGCAAATGGATTTCGCACCGTGCTGACCATACGTTTTTCTGCGTACAGCGTAATGAACCCTGGCGTGGTTTCTTCCATCGCTTGAATGGACATTTCTTCAATGTCGGCAATAGTCATAAACTGAGGCCAGTTGGCAAGATACACAGGGAAGTTGCCTGCCGTGCCTGTTGGGTCGAGATAAGGGTTGGGGATGACAGGGAAACCCAAGATGTTAACTGCTGGGCCTTCTCCCAACTCGCCAGTTTCCAACAACGAATACCCGCTACTGCCATGCTCATATTGTCGGATTGCAGAAATGTAGGTCGGATGCATGTGCCATGCAGTTCCTGGCAAATTCCAGTATTGAGGCGGAAGAGCATTAGCCATGTCGGCCAAAGTTTCATAATCTACACTCGTGTGGGCGTGACCAACTGTGCGTAAAGTGTGCAAGCCATTCGTGATGGCTGTGCCAGACGTTCCGTAAGCTGCTGCAGACCCGCTGGTGCCGGCATAGTAGTTTAAGCCACGCAGACCGCTTGTTGCGCCTGTGGCGGTGGTTGTGCTGCCTGCTTGGTCATTGTTGTCTGCCATCGAAGCTGCTTCAATGGCGGAAAATTCCAGCATCAAGTCTTGAACAAGGGTTTCGTTCAGGTAATTGATGTCTGACATGGCTGCTGTGCGGATGGGCAATTGAGCCGTAATCACGCGAGTCGGCAATTGCCAGATCGTGGTGTTTGTTCCTGGCGTGCCACTGTCGGGAGTGAACGTGTAGCCCCAAGGATTTGTTTGGTTGGCTGCATTGCCTGTTTTTGCAACAAACTGTGCGCTGGAGCCTGCAACTTTAACTTGCCGCGAAAACCTGCGGAATGGGTTGGCATATCGCAGTGCAGCAAAAGCGTCATCGAAATAAGTCCGACCACCTTGACCATCGCCGCTGCCGGTCAAGCCTGCTGCTTCGCGCAAATCAATATTGACTTTGTCGCCGGTTTCCAGCGTCTGCTTAATGCCGCCCAGGATTTTTTCGGTAATGGTTTTCATTGTTGTTCCAATTGAAATCGAAAAGGCAGGGAGAGGCCAAAACCCCTCCCTTCTCGCACAACTATTAGTTGGCAGCAGTGGCCGTCGAACGGTAACGGATCAAAGCGTTTGGATCGCGCACGCTGGTGGCCAGACGCTTTTCGCCGTAGAACGTAATGTAGCCAGGCAAAGTCTGGTCATACCGACGCATCACCATGTTCAAGCGATCAATGATGGTGTGACCGCGAGTCCAGTCACCGAAATACATCGGGTACTTGCTCAAGGTGGCTGCAGCAGCAGTTGTCAACTGGCTTGGGCTGTCCAAGTATTTGTTGACAACCACATCAAAACCAAGCAGTTGTCCAATAATACCGTCAACCGACAGAGAATCAACAGAGTTGAAAATCGGGCGACCATTGGTGTCCTGCAGACCGCGAATTGCTTGCAGCAGGATTGGGTTAATCATGAACTTGGTTGCTGGAGTCCAGTACTGTTGCGGCAGCGCGTAAATGGTGTTGATAACGTCTTTGTATGTGACGTTATTCAAACCAACGGTGTTGACGTTGGAGGTCAACTGGTCGTAAGTCGCCAAACTGTGCAGGCCGGTGGTGGAGCCAGTGCCAGAGGTGCCAAAAGCAGCCGCAGAGGTCGTGCCGCCTGCATAGGTGCCGTTAGCGCCAGGGTACTGATTCAAACCGCGCAGACCGTCAGCGCCACCAGTGGTCACGGATGAGCCAGTGCCAGACTGATCGTTGTTGCTGATCATGGACTGGGCTTCTGCCTGGGCAAATTCCATGAGCATGTCATCAACAATGTTGGCTTCCAGACCATCAATGTCATCCAGAGCCGCAGTACGGATTGGGAACTGCACGTTGATGTCTTTTAGCACCAACTGCCAGATGCTGGTGTTTTCCGTGGTAGGTGAACCGTTGTTCTGGACGGCATAGCCCCACTGTGCGCCAGCGTTGCCAGTCTTGACCCGGAACTGATAGCTGGAACCGTCTGTGGCTACGGTGCGGGATATGCCTCGCAACTGATTGGCCAGACGCAGAGCCACGAACACAGGGTCGTAGCCGGTGCGACCACCTTGACCGTCACCACCAGCGGTTAGGCCGGCAGCTTCCTTCATGTAGGCGTCATACTGACCCTGATCTTCAAACATTTTCAGTTCTTTTTCACCTTGGCGAGCGCCCTTGTAATAGGTGGCCAGTTGCTCACGCACGGCGCGGTTCACATCAGTGCGGACAGACTTGGCAACCCGAATGATGGAGGGAGCCTGGACAGAAGCAATTTTGGCTTCCAGAGCGGCCATTTTGGCGTCGATATCGGCGCGAGCAGCATCAATGGCTGCAGGGATTTTGGCTTCCACGGCCAGGACAGCATCGTGCTGTTTGGCTTCAATGGCGTCCAGTTTGTCGAGAATTACTTGAGACATGGTGTTACCTTTTGAGTCGTTTGTCGAGAATTTGCAACAGTTCGCGTTGCTCTAAAGCCGCGAGAATAGCTGCGTGGTTGGTCGCTTCCGCATCAGCATCACGCTGGGGCGTCGCATTTTCAATAGGCTTTGAAACAGCATCACGCTGCTCCAGAACTTTCTTGAAAGTTGATGCGGCAGCGACCGCATCACTCTTGGAAAGCCCGGCATCACGCAGGGCTTGCTCCATGATCTTGAGATCAGCAGAACCGTCAGGCCGAAAGTATTCAAGGCGGCTGACGTTTGCTTCAGGGTTGTTTGGATACATTACCACGGACACTTCGCGGAGGCCACCTTTGGTGATTTGGAAATAGGCTTCTTCAGATTGATCTGGCTCGCCGTCGGCATTGACCATTTGATAGTCTTCTGCATATGCACCGACGGACACGCCACCAAACATCGTAGGCGACTCGCACATGATGGTGTGCATGTCTTTGCCGGCAGCGGTATTCATGTAAATGCGACCCTCTGCGGTCATTCCCGCGGGTGTCATTTCAAATGAAGTCCATTCACCGACGGGCATTGCTTCCGACTGGTGATTCATGAACATTGGGAGTGGCTTGCCAGTCTTGGAAAAGGCTTCTGCCCAGTCCATGAAGCCTTCAGGCTGATAGTTAAATCGCCGGCCATCAGCGCCCTCGCGAGCGCCCCAAGTGGTCACAGTGGCTTCAATTTTTCCGGTCTGTCCTTTGGCCTCTGGCATCAGCCGGGCCTCGCACAGCATCGTCAAATTTTTTGGCGTCATTAATTACTCCATCAACTTTGGTTTTGTCAATGTCCTGT